CCTGGTGCATGAAAAGAAATATATACTGAATTGGGACTCGGAGCAGATGTTAAATATCACTCTAGGACGTTTCAACTCCCGACACAGCATTACGCAAGAGCAATTAAAACAACAAATTAGGTAACAATGAAGCAAATAACAGTACAAAAACGTGACGGAACTCGCGAGCCGTTGGCGTTGGAAAAATGGCAAGCGCAAATAGCCAAGGTTTGTGCAGGCATCGCAGATGTGAGCCAATCAATGATTGAGATCAAAGCCCAGTTGCATTTCTATGATGGCATCACAACTAAAGAAATTGACGGTATCACACTGAGAGCCATAGTGGACCTGATTGACGTAGAATCAAATCCTGACGTTGGGCATACCAACTATCAGTATGTGGCAGGTAAGCAACGACTATCAATGTTGCGTAAAGATGTATACGGTTCATACGATCCTCCACACCTGTATGAAATTGTCAAGCGCAACGTGGCTACTGGTCTCTACACTCCTGAACTCTTGGAATGGTATTCAGAAGAAGACTGGAATCGCATGGAAGACATGATCGACCATGTGAAAGACGAGCAGTATTCATATGCGGCTGTGGAACAACTGATTGAAAAATATCTTGTGCGTAATCGCTCAACAAAAGAAATTTATGAAACACCACAGGTTCGTTACATGATTGCGGCTGCCACGGTGTTTCACCGAGAAGAACCCAACACAGCTCGTATGCGTTATATCAAGGAGTACTACAATGCAGCTTCTGACGGTCTATTTACTCTCGCAACTCCTGTTCTTGCTGGGCTTGGCACTCCCACTAAGCAGTTCAGTAGTTGTGTACTCATTCGCAGTGATGATGATCTTGACTCCATTTTTGCTAGTGGCGAAATGATGGCCAAGTATGCCAGCAAACGTGCTGGCATTGGTTTGGAGATTGGTCGCTTGCGCCCCTTAGGCTCACCCATACGTGGTGGCGAAATCATGCACACCGGTATGATACCATTTTTAAAGAAGTGGTTTGGAGATTTACGCTCATGCTCACAAGGAGGTATCCGCAATGCAAGTGCTACTGTATTCTATCCTATTTGGCATCTTCAGTTTGATGATCTTATTGTTCTTAAGAACAACCAAGGAACCGAAGAAACCCGAGTCCGTCATATGGATTATGGGGTTGTGCTTAGTGCTTTCTTCTGGAGACGATTTAAAAACAAAGAACAAATAACATTCTTTGATCCCAACGAAGTACCTGAACTGTACGAAGCATTCTATGCCAACACCGAACGCTTTGAAAAACTGTATGTGGAATATGAAAAGCGCCGAGACCTACGTACCAAGGTCATGAGTGCAGAAGAAGTGTTCAAGTCAGGCATACTCAAAGAGCGCACTGACACTGGCCGCATCTATCTAGTGTTCATTGACAACGTTCAGAATCAAGGTCCGTTTGATACTGAATACCATACCATTTACCAGAGTAACCTTTGCTGTGAAATTCTCCTACCTACTCGACCATTTAAAAGATTGGATGACGCTGATGGGCGAATCGCCCTCTGTACGCTGGGAAGTATTAACTGGGGTGCATTCCGGAATCCTGAAGACATGCGTCGTGCTTGTAGAATTCTGCAGAGATCCTTGTGTAATATTCTTGACTACCAAGACTTCCTGTCAATCCAATCGCAGTTATCAAATGACGAAATCCAGCCGCTTGGTATCGGTATTACTAACTTGGCTTACTGGCATGCCAAGCGCGGACTCCAATATGGTAACAAGGACTCTTTGGCCGAAGTCAAGTCGTGGATGGAACATCAGGCTTTCTACCTTACCGAAGCAACAGTTGAACTTGCTAAGGAAAGAGGCCGTTGCAAAGATTCTGACCGCACCTGGTACGGTAAAGGTATCTTTCCTTGGGAGAGACGTAGCGCCGGGGTAAATGAACTCGCGGACTTTACGCCTGAACTGAACTGGGAAGGCCTACGTGCTGAAATGCGTAGTTACGGAGTACGCAATGCCACACTGATGGCCATTGCTCCTGTGGAGTCCAGTAGTGTTGTTATCAACTCAACCAACGGCATTGAAATGCCCATGAGCTTGATTTCAGTTAAAGAATCTAAAGCAGGAAGCCTTACACAGGTTGTGCCCGAGTACCACAAATTGAAAAACAAGTATCAACAGATGTGGGCACAAAAAGACTGTGATGGTTATTTGAAAACAGCGGCGGTGTTGGCGGCCTATGTGGATCAGTCAATCTCAACAAATACGTTCTACAATCCAGCACATTTCCCAGATCGCAAAGTCCCTACAACATTGATTGCCAAGAACTTGATGCAGGCACACTACTGGGGCCTGAAAACATTCTACTACAGCCTGATCAACAAAGCCGGATCAAAACAAACTGCCGAAGCGGCCCCTCTTGAAATCATCGACTTTGATCTCGAGGGCGAAGACTGCGAAGCCTGCAAGTTATGAACAGCATAGAAAAGATCTGGGCCCGGGCCACTGGGCATGTAATGGGCGAGAGTGATCATGACCGCCCGGATGTGCCTATACTGACACTACGAGAAGCCCGAATGGCCTTGTTTTTCAAAACGTTTTGGGTTATAATACATGTTGTAACCTGTGGTTTTATTATAGCCAACACAATTAGACACTGGTAATTACACAATGAGTAGAGCACAATACAATTTAAAAACAAAAACAGACTATCTTAGTCGCAAGATGTTCCTAGATCCAGCAGGTCCTGTAACAGTACAACGATTTGAAGAAGTCAAGTACAACAAACTGGTCAAGTACGAGCAAGAAGCACGTGGCTTCTTTTGGGTTCCAGAAGAAATCTCTTTGACCAAAGACGCACAAGACTTCAAAGATGCGTCAGACACAGTCAAGCATATCTTTACATCAAACTTGTTACGCCAAACAGCACTAGACAGTTTGCAAGGACGTGGTCCCAGTCAAATCTTTACACCTGTTGTGAGTATTCCCGAACTGGAAGCCTTGGTCTACAACTGGACATTCTTTGAAACCAACATTCATTCACGTAGCTACAGTCACATCATTCGCAACATTTACAATGTGCCCAAGGATGTGTTCAACACTATTCATGACACACAAGAGATTGTGGACATGGCGTCTAGTGTTGGCAACTACTATGACAAGCTACATTTGATTAATTGTGTTGTAGAAACCGGCGAAAAGATTGACGAAGAAAAACATATCAAAGCAATTTGGATGGCACTGAACGCAAGTTATGCCCTGGAAGCATTCCGATTCATGGTATCATTTGCTACCAGCTTGGCCATGGTAGAGAATCGTATCTTCATTGGCAATGGCAACATTATTCAGTTGATCTTGCAAGACGAAATGCTACACAAAGAGTGGACAGGTTGGTTGATCAATCAGGTGGTCAAAGAAGACCCACGCTTTGCTGCTGTCAAGGCCGAGTGCGAAGGCGAAGTATACCAAATGTACCTGGATGTGATCCGTGAAGAAAAAGCCTGGGCTGATTACTTGTTTAACAAAGGACCAGTGATTGGTCTTAATGCAAACATTCTCAAGGACTTTGTGGATTTTACAGCCGCAGCAGCTCTCAAAGAAATTGGAGTCAAGTACACCGAGCCGGCACCACGTAGTACACCTATTCCTTGGTTTACCAAGCACGTGGACACCAGCAAGAAACAAACTGCTCTCCAGGAAAACGAATCGACTAACTATGTGATTGGAGTCATGAGTGATTCGATTGATTACGAGGAGTTACCGGATCTATGAGAAATTTTATCAACATAATAGAAAATGCACAGGGCATCACCGACGCTTGGTTCGCTGATGGGTTCGCCACTTTTAAAAATCCAGATAAAATTGAAAAATATGAGATTGCACAAAAACCTGGAGAGCTGACTCATCTTGAAAATCCAGACCCTGTGCCCTACCAACCTGGTGATTACATTATGACAGGTCCCAACGACGAACAGTATGTGCTGAGTCCCGCCAAATTCAACAGCCTCAAAGACGATCTAGGTGATGGTCGTTGCCAACCAAAGAAAATTCCAAAGGTTGCAAAACTAGCCGATCATGATGGCTTTGTCACTGTGGATTGGGGTAGTGGTCCGCAAAAATTATTTTACACTGCTGGCAATGACTATATTGTCAAGCACGGCCCTGGCGACTATGGTGTTGTTAAGACAGATATCTTTGCCAAGTCCTACGACAAATCAAATGAAGGAAAATAAAATGAAAGCCATTGTATGGAGCAAATATCATTGTCCTTACTGCGACCAGGCCAAGGCCTTGCTCAAGCAGAAGGGTATTGCGTTTGAAGAAAAGAAAATTGGTGATGGATACACCAAAGAAGACCTATTAGAAGCAGTTCCAAATGCTCGCACCGTGCCACAGATATTTCTTGGCGAAGAGCTAGTGGGAGGCTTCAATGAGCTCAAACAAAAACTTGCCTGACCTAGACAACATCACAATAGACTGGTTCAAGGAAAATATCCCAGACTTTGAAACCAAACATTTTTTCACAGCCGACTGGTTTTCAAACGCTGTTGTAAATTTTGAGTTTGTTAAGGCGCATGCAGATCAAAAGCTATCGGCAATACTAGAAATTGGTTCACATGAAGGTCGCAGTGCCTGTTGGATGCTGGAAAACTTGCTGGCAGAAGACGGCACAATTACTTGTATAGATCCTTTTGGTAACCTACCATTGAATGCCTATACCAATGATGATTTGCCCGAGCACCTGATCATTCGAGACATACACAAACACAATACAGATCTAGCAAAGTTGCCCACACAGTCAGTTGAGGTCATGCCTGTCATGAGTTATCATGGTCTAGCACAATTGATTGTGGACCGTCGCGAGTTTGACCTTATATATGTAGATGGCAGTCATTGTTCAGATGCTGTGTTGGCAGATGCCACTATGGCGTTTGGCTTGCTCAAGACCGGCGGGTTCATGATCTTTGATGACTACTTGTGGAACGAATCCCCGGATGTGTTGGACCATCCTAAAATGTCCATTGATGCTTTTGTTAATATGTTTAGAAAGCATATTGCCATTGGCATGATCAATTATCAATACGTTATACAGAAAGTTTAAAATGCAACTAATCGCAACCCCAGGTCAAGTTTACACCTTTAAGTTAAACTCAGGAGAAGAACTCATTGCCAAAGTCAAACAGGCCGGTGGGGACTGGATTGAAATTACTGATCCAGTTAGTGTGGCTCCGGGTCCACAGGGCATGGGCTTGGTACCCTCAATGTTTACCGCTGATCCTGGCGCAGAAATCAAGCTAAATACTGCCAGCGTAGCAATTTACGCCTTGACAGATGACCCTGTCAAGATGAAATATATTGAAGCCACAACTGGCATCAAAGTGCCAGAGAAAAAACTAATACTAGGATAATATGCCAGCAGTACAGAGAGTAGGTGATGCAAACGGAGCCGGTGGGGTAGCCCAGGGCGGTGTTGCCTCTGTGCGTGTGAACGGACAACCTATCATTGTGAATGGTAACTCAGTAACTGCTCATGCACCCTGGGGCCGACCACACCCGCCCCATTCAGCAGCAACTACCACAGGTGGCAACGGCACAGTCAGAGCTGGCGGCGTACCTGTGGTCACAACTGGATGTGCTGACACCTGCGGACATGCTCGTGCTGGCGGTTCCGGTGATGTAAGGGCAGGATAATGCCTAGCGTACTAACACCACTGCAATTGACCGTTGCGGCATCCATGTTGAACAACACTGGATTAAAAGGATTTCCGTCGGCATTGCAAACTGCCATTGCCGCATTCAATGCCACCACAGTGATTGGCAATTTTATTGCCGCAGTTAATTTTTATAAATCTCAGTCATTTGCCACCGAATCAACCTTGACCAGTTTGTTGAGCATTGGCAGTACTGTGTGTCCAGCCTT